TATAATCGCTAGGGGGAGGAGGAGAGAGGAGGAGAGAAATCTATAATTGTTCTATTAGATTCAGCGTGATGCTTGTTGCTCCTTGTGCCACTTCCTCAAAAGCGAAAGTATCTTGATCAAACCTAACTTTGATGCCAGTCGTACCAAAATTATCTTCACTAAAAAAGAAAAAGTTTTTTCTTCCATCTGCATAATCTATTAATGCTTGTATTTTTCCTTGATCTGTACTATTTAAAAAAGAATAAGTCATAGCCCAGCCTCTTCTTTTTCCAAATCTTTCTACTGTATAAACCTCACCACCAATAGCTTGATTGCTTATGATTCCCTCATAATTCGTGCCATATTGAACTCCGATATTAGGATTTCTGTCTGGTGTAAATGTTGCTTTTGAACCTCCATCACTTGCATCATCATAGGCTGCTGTTGAAATTGCCATTAGGTAACCTCCGTAAATTGTGCTTGTATTCTTCCTAGTGTCCTAGAAATTGATGTGATCATAAAATATCCACCACTAAAACTTTTATTAAATGCAGTTGCTGGTAACATAGATGAGAACTCGCAAATATCACCAATCTCCATATTAAACTTTGCTGGATTCACAACTTCTGCTGTCATAATAACTCTGGGAGAAGATCGCAAGTTTCCATAATAATCTATAAATCCAGCGTTAGCTGTTGATGGTGTTAAGTCCGATCCTATTCCACCAGATAGCATATCAAGATTAACTGTAACAACTTGAGCAGTTGCTATATTATAATTGCTTCTAATTGTTGATTCAGAGGCTGTTTGTTGGTTTCTATACAATCTTCTTTTAGCTGGATGTGGATCGTAATTAACCAATATATCTGTTATAACATTTGAGATTGGTGTATGAGTATATTGAATATTAGCTAAATCATTTTTATCTAAACTATGATTAGCAGAACTATAACTATTCTTAACGTGAATATATCTTACATCCCCATCGGCTTCAAATACGCTTATAAATCCACCTTCAAACTGCATCTTATCTAAAATCTTTTTTGCTGGTAATGGTTCTAGTTGATTATATCTTATAGTCCAAGAACTTCTGTCGGTATCTAAATCACTCCATCCAGTCGGATCTGCTGAACCAGCACCATCCGTATCTACTCCTAATATACTATGAACAAAAGAGCGATGTGCTTCATGTATTTTATCAACTCGTGTTGTTGATGATTTATATCCCCTTGTTTCTCCACTATAACCTAGATAGCCAAATTCTACCTCATCTTCAAATTTAGTTAAGTATGCAAATACTTCTTTTAATTCAACAACTGCACTTGGTGAAGAGCCAGAAGCGTATTGAAACTCTACTTCTACCTCAATCTTTTTTGCATTACCAGTTGCTGTAACAGTTGCTGTTCTATTAGATACGTTGCCAGTAAATATTTGTTCTGATCCAGTACCAACATTCGCATTATCAGCATCTAATAAATATAATTTTACATGAGCTTCTGGCAGATCACTATAACTGCTTACATCAAAGAAGGCTCTGGCTTGTTGGCCTTCTTCAATCTCATCATCTAATGTATATCTTTCTTTATGAGTATATGTACCATTTGAAACACCACCTACTGGAAAAGTAAATGTTGCTTCGGTGGCATCATTGTTATCAAAAGAATTGGCTACATTTGCCAATGTTATTTCTGTACTTGTTGTGGAAGAGGTAGTAGAAACTGGTGGAACTTGATAAATATATTTACCACTAACTGACATTTTATTAACTCGCACATTTCCAGCAGCTGAGTTTTCAGTTTCACCAGCAGAGTAATGTATAAAAGCATCGTAATTACTTAGGTATGTGTAAATATTTTCATCTTCATCTTCTCCAGTTGTACCAGTTATTAATGATATGCCAGTTGAATCGTATTTTGTAAAAGGAACTTTTCTAAAAAAGTTTGGAGTTCCATTTAATTTTGTAGTTGCTGTTCTATCTCCAGCTGTATCACTAAAATTACCATAAGCTAAAGGGGAGGGAACTTTTTCTGCACTAAAAACATTAGGAACAGTTACATTATCATAAGGTCTTTTAGCAACAATATTTAATGTAATAGTTGTATCGTTGTGCTGAACAGATTCCAATCTCCCTTGATAAATTTGTGGGATATTATTGAAATTAGCCACACTTGAAGAAGTATCGAGATTAGAGAATATTTTTACATCTCCATTTAAATAGTAATTAGAGCCAAATAATAGATCCTGCCTCAAATCGGAATCATCTTGCAATTCGATAGATAGATTGCTTATTGATGATGAAGAGCTAAATATATTTATTGATTCTCTTATGCTTGGCGAGTTTAAAATTATTCCAGAATATGCAACAGAATTAACTGTTTGATCATAGAATGAAAACGATTTAAATCCACTAGCATCTGTTTCAAATAATTGGACAAGCCAATTCTCTTTCATTCCAGAAGTTGGCGACCATGAACCTTGACTTAAAGCCATATTATGCTAATCCCATATCTTGTACTTTTCTTATTTCTGGAATAACAGTATCTCGAATAAACTCTTTACTTGTTACTGGCCCATTAAAGTTTAATGTTAATCCACCACCACTTCCTTGATTTGCTCCAGGTCTAGTAGCTGGAGTTACTTGAACTCTTTCTGGCCCAGCTTCTCCAGCAAGAATTAAAGTTGGCCTACTTACCATTTCATCCATTCCAAATTGTGCAGCTTGTAATTCCGAAATTTGATTTGATATCGTTGAGATTTGAGCTGCACCAGCAGCAGCAACAGATGCACCAGTAGCAATACCAAATATACCACCTTGAGCTATGGCTTTAGTTATACCTTGAGCAATATTTGCGATAGCTGCTATCCTTGCTATTTCAAGAGCTTGAATTTGTCTTTGTTTATCTGCCCCAGCTAATGTTCCTAATAATTGAGAAGTTGATCCAGCAATACTACCAATATTGCCAAACATTTCTCCACCTATCTTTAAAGCCTCATTAAACTTCTTCTCTTCTTCTTGAGCTTTATGAAATTCTTTTGCTGATTGACTTAATTTAACATTTACGTTATCTACAGCAGAAGCATATCCATCTATTGCTATAATATCATCTTCTGTAAAAGTTTCTACTTGAGCTTCTTTAAGTTCAATCGTTGTAGTTAGCATATCTGCTAAAGTTTGTTGTGCTATTTGATTTGCCAAGTTTTCTGTTTCTTGAATACCAGCAATTATTTGTTTGAATTCAGCTTCTTCTTTTTTCAATCTATTTTGTTCTTCAAGTAAAGCATTTTGTTCTTCAAGTAGTGCCTTTGCTGTTTCATTTGAAGTATTTAATTCATCGGTTGCTTCTTTATCTTTTGTAAGATGATTTATAAGCTCACCCAAGCCTACAACCAAAGCACCAACACCAGTTGTTACAAGTGCCATTTTAAATTGTTTCATAGAAACAGCTGCTAGTAATGTAGATATTCTTACTGCTGCAAAAGCACCAGATAACCCCATTATTGCTTGTGCATAACTTGTTACCCTATCAGCATCAATATTTCCTACAAAACTTATAAACAAATCAGTTGCTCTTTTTACAGTTGGTAATAACTTCTCACCAAATTCAGCAGCTAATGTATCAACAGCATCACTTGCATTTGAAAACTTACCTTGTAAGGTGTCTGCCATTAGAGCAGTTGCTCCAGCTACTGGTTGAGATGGATCAACGATAAACTTTTGAAGTGCTTCTTGAAATTGTGGAAGTGTTAAATCTGTAACATTTTCAACACCAGCAAAAGATGCAACAAGTTGATTCACACCTTTATCCCTGAACATTTCAGCAGAACCAGCACCAGAATTCATAGCTCTTCCAAAATTTTGAGCAGCTGTTGCTATATCTACTTGCATAAATGCAGCTAGATCGGCTATACCAGTAAGCAATCCTTCAGAATCTTGACCAAACGCTTCTAATGTTGCACCAGCATCTATTACTTCTTGTACTGAAAAAGGTGTTTGTGATGCTATTTTATTAAATTCATCAAAAAGCCTATTAGCTTCTTTTTGGCTACCAGTAAGACTTTTTAATCTTACTCGCAACATCTCAAACTCACCAGCAGTTTTTACAGCTTTAATTCCAGCTCCTAATGTAGCTGCACCTAATGTAGTTGCAAGAATAGTGCTTGTTTGCTTTGCAGTTGCCCCAAAACTTGACAGCTTGTTATCAGCTTCGCCTATTTCGGTCTTAGCTTTATCAATGCCTTTTGTTCTGAATATTATATCAAATACTCTACGACTCATTTTTTATGCTTTCGTTTTTATTAATTTGATTTAACTCATTTTCGATAATAGTCCAGCAATCTAATCTAAAAGCAGATACATCATCTAAGTTTCCTGGAGATATATTCCAGTTTTTAACCCAATGATATTCATTCATCATATCTAACATCCAATCACTAACAAGTAAATTAGGTGAGGCGAATAAAGGTACAAGATCATATAAGAGTTGGCCAATAGTTCTTGTTTTTGAAGTCTTAGCAAGTTCAGAAATAGCTTCGACTTCTTCCCAAATATTCGCCTCATTTTTAAATTCCCTAAATTTTGTTGTTAAAGGGGATTGAGCTTTATACGGAAACTCTTGAAATCTTTCGATTGGTTCAAGTTTGTAATATGAAGCCCAAACAAAAAAACTCAATCCCCATCTTCGTTTTTTGATATTCCCATATAAGCAGTAAAGACTTCTTGCAACACTTGATCAATCTCAACCATTGAAAGTCCTTTAAAGTCAGATTCATTCAAACCTGAAACTTCTCCTACTTTTTCTAAAATATCATAATAGCTTTCTGGTTCAACTTTGCCATCCCAAAATGCTTTTGCATTTAAACGATGCAGTTCTCTTCGCTCTTTGTATGTTATGTCTTTTATATTATATTCTTTTCCTAGAGCTTTTATTATCATTTTCTCTTCTCCTGTTTTAATTAATCTACATCAACACGAAATAGATTTTCAGCTGCTATTGCAGTTCCCTCATAAGGTATTTCAAGCATCATTCCTTCTTCAGCACCTTCAATACTTAGATTGTGGCCTGTAAATACTGCTTGTAAAACTTCAAAAGCAAAA